AACGCTCCCATGCCGCCAGCAGCCGGTTGACGGCACCCGTCAACGATTCGGCATTGGCCACCATGTCCGGCGTGATCGCTCCAACGCCCTTGGCCCCGAGGCCATCGTATGCCGTAATCAGTTGAGTCGCGCTGACGCCCAGCGCATCCATCGCGACCTTGTTGGCTTGCACGGGGTCCGACATCTGCCGAAGCTGTGCGACGAATGCCGCCAGCCCGGCGTCGGCACTGCCGGTCTTGGTGGTCAACTCTTCCAGCGACAATATGGCGCCCGCCGGAATCGGCAGGCCGAGCTTCTCCATCTCCTTGCGCGCGGCCACGGCCGCCGGGCCTGCCCCCCTTGCTGCCTCGGTGAGGTTTCGTAATGACGACGTGCCCGATATGAACCCACCGCTTGAGAGCGCGTCCCCCAGTTCCTTCGCCGCCTGCGCGACCTTCCCGAGCTCGGCCTTTTCCGCCGTCGCCGCCAGCTTCTGCATGAAGCCGGTGACCTTTTCCGCCGACACCCCGGCCCCTTCCAGGGCTTGGCGCATACGATCGAATTGCTGGATTCCCTGGCCCAGCTTCATGGCCTGTTCGTTAATCTTGGTAATCGACTCTGCGAAGGAAATCGACGCCTTGGTGGCGGCAATCAATCCCGTAGTAATAGCAACGGCAACAGGAACCGCCGCCCTGCCCAGCGATGCAAAGCCATTGCGGATAATCTCAAGCTGCCGATCGATGTCGTCGGCACCCTCAAGTCCAATCTCAACCGCTAGTTTTTCAACCATGGTGCACGCTGCCTACTTGTCCCTGAAATGCTTACTGAACAGTGTGGCAAACTTCGCCACATGTTTTTTTACAATCTCGGTAACGCGGAACTTATCTGGGATCGTCACCGATTCCACGCCGATGTAGAGCGGCTTACGATTCCGGTCTTTATCATCGTCATCGAACATCATCGGCGTCCCGCGCACGGTGGCCGAGACCAGTTTTTTACCCGAGCGGCTGGCGGTCGGTCCTCCGGGTGTTGTCGGTATCCAGAGCATGGGCTTGCCATGGATGACGGTCGGACCATGTTCGAACACGCCAGCGATGCCGTACTTGTGGAAGATGATGGCCTTGGCCGACGTTGACGGCTCGCCATCCTTGGTTGCATTCTTGGTTCGATATTGTAGTCCGCTTTGCCACTTTGCCTTTCTGAACCCTGGCCCGGCGGCACCGATATTCTGGCGCCCTTCCTGCACGGCATTGGCGGCAGTCTCACGCAAGGTCGCAACCGCTGCGACGGCAAATTGCCGTCGTTTGCCGTCGATCATCGCGAGCCAGGCCGGCTCGTTGGTATTGACCGTGAATCTTGGGGGCATTAGCCGGTGATGTCCTTGATCGTTTTTTCGATCATCTTGCCATCACCCTGCGCACCGATAGCGGCGATTGTCAGCGCGTTGGCGCGGTCGATCCGGTCGAGTTTGTCGCTAAATTCAAGATAGGCCGTGATCTGCCGCGGCGTCAGGTTCATTGCATAGTCTGGCGGGAAGCCGCGTCGGATGAGGGCGGTGATTGCGATGGCGATTTCCTCAAGCGGACTTTCACGATCTTTGCTTCTTCGCCCGCCATGCTTCGGGTGAACTTGGTCACCATCTCGACGAAGAAGCCGAACCCGTTTGGGAACGTGACACCGATGATTGCCATGAGCAATCGCAATTGATCTTCCAGCAATAACGCAGTGGATGCGTGCTGTTCATATTTTTCGTCGCCGAGATGGCCGCAGCCCGCCGCAATGATTGGCCCGGTCGCCGCCCCAAACTGCCCGACAAATTTAGGGGTGATGTCGGCGAGGGTCAAACCACCAAGGAACAATCCAATCAGATCGGGAAAGCGTGCCACAATAGAAGCAAGCGCCGGTGTGCGTAGTCCATGCACGGTGATCCGTTGGCCGCTGATCTTGACGACCTCGACCGCGGTTGACGGCGCAATGTCCAGAAGGTCTGCCATGATTGTTTCCTTATGGCGTTACCGTATCGTGAACCGTCCAGACGCCAAAATATCCATCGGCATCTTTCTGCACCTCGGCCTCGATCTCGATGGTCGAGAAATCATCCGCGTCGGTGATGAAACTGAAATCACCGGACGGGACGAACGAGACGGTCCCCACCCAATCGATCTTCTGGCCGATGTCGTTGGACCCGGCGACCTTGAGTTCGCCGGTAAACTCGGTCTTGGAAAGGCCGTTGATGGTGATGGCGCCGGGTACGGTCGTATCCACATCGCCCAGCGCGAAGAACGAAAGGTTTGCTGCCGTGATCTCGTCGAGCGTAAATTTTACGGTGGCAGCAACCGATACAACTGCAGTAAAATCTTTTGTCTTCACTCCTTCTCTGGAACTGAAGTGCTCTTTTTTTTCAACCGAGGGCGAGAACACAAATGACGGACAGTTGCCAAGATCGACAAGTGAGCCACCCGTTTCTGTGAAACTTACAACGCCTTTTCCAATATGGTAGTTCTGAACGTCAGGGCTCGCGGGCATTTGCTGTTCTCCTTCTAGAGTTGTTCGGGCCGGAGCGTGTACTTGAACAGAAACTGCATCGCGAGTGCGCCATGCAGCTCGCGCGCCCATCCGAGATCGGTCTGGCATCCAAGATAGCGAATGACGCCATTGCCGAAGCGTCCGGTCTTGACTATCTGTTCGTTGAGTTCGGTATCGGTCAGCACCCGCTTGATCAGTTCGCTCCGCAGCACCGAGAGCGCGGAGCCGACCAGTTCCCCCTGATCGACTATCATGATTCCCGGCGTTAGCTGCACGACGGTCGGCCGGTTGGCTGGCCGCATCGATAGGTCGGTCGAGTCGTTGGTTTCCTCGTCGCCGTCGAGCACGACGACGGCAGGAAGTTGTGTTTCGTTAATGTCCACGTTGCTGCGATGCGACGACCGCAGATTTGGGATGGCGGCAACCACCACTAATAGCCGCGCCAGGATGTCCTCACGAACATCAGCCAACGGCCGCCTCCTTCAGCAGAAACCGTACCTCGCCGGCATCCTCGCCGTTCGGGTTACCGATCAGATCAAAATTGCGCACCGTCCAACTGCGTCCGTTGAATGCCAGCACTGCGCCGATGCAATCATCGACCGCAATTCCCCGCGCGTTAAGTTCGGGGACGCGGGCAAAGGCGCCAGGCTCCACGCCCCGCGTCTGCACGCCGCTGCTTGCCTCGACCTTCGGCTTGATGTCGTCGATCACGGAGAGCGCGACCTCGGTAGCCCCGACGGTCAAGGTCGCAGGCACGCCGAGCACGGCATGAATCGGATCATAGAGCAGCGCGCTATAGTCGATCATGCCAGCAGCGGCCCAGCCGCGCCGATGATGCGCACCGATGGTATCCCCAGCAGCAACGCCACGATCATGTAAAGCGCGATCAGCGCCACTATGACCATGAAGATTTTCTGCACTGGCGCCGGCACGGGAAACCCGAGCATGCCCATGATCCACAAGATCACATAACCAATCAGCACCAGGATCGCGACGACGATGGCGATGTTGATCAGTCCGAGCAGAACGCCGGTCAAGGACATGATGGCCTCCTATGCGACGTGCAGGCGCCGGTACGGCTTGATCAGTTCGGCCGCCGCCGCCGACAGGAAATCCGACGACCCCGTCGTCGATGACACCGACGGCGTGAAGTAGCTCACGCGCGCGTCGCCATGCTGCACTTCGCGGATGGTGGGATCGCGGTAACTGGATGTGCGGCCGGCGTTGACCGCGTCGATCACCGCACGCTGCAGCCTGGCCGGTGCTTCTTCCGGCAAGTCGTAGCCACCGGAATAGCTGACGGTAACGGTGTCGACCCAGCAATAGCCGTTGGCCATCCACAGCCGCCCGCTGACCGGATCGAAACTGTAGTCGGTTGCCCCGGTGCCGGCGCTCAAGACCTCGGTCACCTCGACCACCGGATAGAGCGACAGCGTCAGCGCCTGCCGCTGCAGCATGTCCTCGTACCGATCGAAGGTGAACGTCTCGACCACCTCGGCCAGCCCGAAACGGCGTTCGCAATACTCTGCAATGATGCGTGATTGAAACGTGATGGCGGCCTGCAGCGTGGCATCTTCGGTGGTGCCCTCGATCCCAAGCGCGAGCTTGAGGTCGTCGAGGCTGACCAGATCAGGCCCGGCGCTCTCGGGGTCTTCGCTGATGATTTCCAGGGTGGAGTGCATCACTTGAACCTGACCGGCTCGGGTGCGCGTTCGACCTTGGCATCGCGGCCGTCGCTGCCGCGTTTGACGGCGAGGCGCCACTCGTCCGACTTGCCGGGCTTGGCGCTGGTGTCGGCCTGGGCGATGAAGAACGAGCCGCCCATGGTGACGCCGTCGCCAGCGACATAGGCCGTACCCTCTTTCCAGACGCCAGCATCCAAGACAACGGCCGTTTTGATTTCGTGCACGGTCTCGCCGATGGCCCAGCGCAGAGTTCGGCCACCGTCCGAGGTCGTGACCGTCGCGGTCTTGATGGCGCGGCCGATCTGCTCGGTGACATAGTCCTGCAGGAACGTCAGGTCGCTGGCGTTGCGTCCGGTCTCGCCCTTGACCCCGCGGTCGCCGGGCGGCCCTTGCTTGCCTTGTTCCCCGCGCTCGCCGCGTGGTCCCGGCATTGGCGCCAGCGCACGCACCTCGGCCAAGGCCCGCTGGCCCAAAGCCAGGCTAACCTCGATGGCTTTGACCCACGAATATTGCGGGGCGGGAATGCTCATGCCCGTATCCTTATGCCGCCAGCAGGAATGCGATCACGGCCGCCTCGTCGTCGTCGTGGTGCCCGGTCGCGCTGCCGCTGAATTTCATGATCACGCCCTCGCCCGACCCGTGCGCGCCGACGGCGCCCTTGCTTGTGACCGACAGCGCCTTGAGGACTGCCGTTGCGTTACCGGCCTGGCCGCAGGCACCGGCCGCAGCGGCACGAACGAGAAGCTGCGCCGCGCTCTTGCCCGCAACGCCGACCGTGCCATGGGCCTCGCCCCAGAGCGGCGGCAGGATGCCATAGCCGCGGCCGACGACCGGGAACGGACGCTGCTGCGGAGGATAGTAGGCACCACCGCCATCAACCGGAATCTCGGCCGCATAAACCGTCGCATCGATCTGGTCGAGCGCGGTGGCCGCCTCAACCACGTCTGCCGAGATAACGGCACCGATAACCGCAACTTCGGCATCAAGGCTGTCGGTTGCGCCGGTAATGACGCCGCCAACGGCAAGACCGTCGGCGGTCCAGAACGTGCTATCAGCCCTGTAGCGGGTGCTGTCGGCGGTAACCGAGTCGGGTGCTGGTGTAAGGTGTAGCGGCTCGAATATCTCTGCGTCGATGCAGATGACCCGGCCATCCGCAGTGACGCATGTGGTGTCAGCGGTCCAGAGCGTACTATCGGCAGTGACAGGCATTAACTGAAGATTTCGTCGGCACGCTGTGCGGTTAAAATGCCATCAGCAACGAGCGAGTTGCGTAACGTGGTCACGCTCTTCTTTGACATCTTGATCGAACCCGCGAACGCCACCTGCCGACCCGCCCGCGCGCTGCGCGCCCTTACTGCGGCGAGTGCTGTCGCGACAATGAGGACAACGAACATTTGGCCGATCTCGACGCCCAGGTTGAAGGAAAACAGCGACCAGCCTAAGGCACTTCGGGGCAAATCCATTTCACGCAGAACATTCGCAA